GTATCAGCCGGAAGCTTTGGCTGCCCTTGCGCGTGAACTGGGGTTCAATGCGACGAGCGCGCCTAATGCATCCGAAGCTATCCGACAAATTGAAGCCGATAATGTCCAACCCAAACGCATTTTAATTTGCGGATCGCTTTATCTTGCCGGCCATGTGCTCGCGGAGCAGGAAGGCGTTGCGCAGCAGTCGAATTGAGGGGTAGGAAAGTTTTCCCCGGTGCTCCGAGGCGTGGTACGATGAGAGCGGAGCAGTGCCTCTTAGGTCTAACTAACTGAAACAGCGAGATATTTTTGAATTTTCTTGTTGACAGCGTGACGCTGTTCTGGCATGAATAGGGTATAACGCGACAGTTGCGCGAGGGCCGCTGAAGGTCAGCGCGCTGCGCACTTTTCTCCAATTGTGCTTCCTCACAGATCATGGACGGATCTAAGGCCTCGCGCCGGCGAGCGCCCGATTGGGTGACTGTTCGCCGAATGTACGAGGATGGCGAAAAAACGATTGCTGCTATTGCCGCAGAACACGGGATTACGCCTTCGGCCATTCAAAGACGACGCGCTGCCGAGGGTTGGCGAAAACGGTCGGCGAGATCGCAAACATACAACGCCAGCTCTGACCGCGGGAATTCCGAGCGGAAAGCATTGATTGCTCGATTGCTGAGGGTCGTCGATCGGAATCTCAAATTGATGGAGATCCAGATGGATTCAGGTGAGCCGGGTACGGCAGCCGATCGTGAGCGTGAAACACGCGCGATCGGAACCCTAACACGAACCATCGAGAAAATTACGGAGCTGCAATCTGAAGCCGATGTCGTCCGGGGCGCCTCCCGCAATGCCAGCGGTGCCACTTCCGTCGATGACAGCGAAGCGGACCGCCTCCGCCTGGAAATTGCGGAACGCATTCTCCGCATTGGCGAACGGTACGCCGCAAGATGAGATCGTTGCGGCGCTCGCGGATCTTTCAATCTCACAGCTGCGCTTTCTATTTTGGGATTGGCAGACCTGGGCGCGCAATGATCAGTTGCCACCGGCCTGTGATGCGCAGGGCCGCCCATGGCGCACCTGGTTGATACTGGGCGGCCGCGGCTCGGGTAAGACCCGCGCCGGTGCCGAATGGGTCAGGGCTGAGGCGGCAGCATTGGCACGGAAAGGCGGCGCTGACTGCGGGCGCATCGCGCTCGTCGGGGAGACGCTCGATCAAGTGCGCAGTGTCATGGTGGAAGGTGTGTCTGGGCTCTTGGCGGTTCATCCGCCGGACGACCGGCCGCGCTTCGAGTCCTCGAAACGCCAGCTGATTTGGCCGAGCGGTGTCGTCGCGCAACTCTTCTCCGCGGAAGATCCAGAGAGCCTGCGCGGACCGCAATTCGCAGCGGCGTGGCTCGATGAAATCGCAAAGTGGCGTTACGCGGAGCAGACTTGGGACATGCTGCAGTTCGGACTTCGGCTCGGATCGATGCCGCGCCAGGTGGTGACCACCACACCGCGGCCGGTGCCGATTCTCAAGCGCATCATGAACGAGGACAGCACAGTGGTGACCCGGGTGCGGACGGCCGACAATGCAGCCAATCTTGCGCCGGCCTTTCTCGCCGAAATGGAGCGCCGCTATGGCGGATCGTTGCTTGGCCGTCAGGAGCTCGATGGTGAGCTGATTGAAGATTTGCCCGGTGGCCTCTGGCGCCGTGATTGGATCGAGCAGCATCGCGTTTCGGACGCGCCGTCGTTGCAACGTATCGTGGTCGCCGTGGATCCGCCCGTCACCGCTACGAAATCATCCGACGCTTGCGGGATCTGCGTTGCTGGACTGGGGCCCGACGGGCGGGCCTATGTGCTCTCCGACAGGACTCTGCAGGGGCGAGAGCCGCAGGTGTGGGCGCGCGCTGCAATCGCCGCCTACAATGATTTTGCGGCAGACCGAATTGTCGCAGAGGTTAATCAAGGCGGTGATCTTGTTCAGTCCATCCTGCGCCAGATCGATCCGGCAGTGCCCATTCGCATGGTCCGGGCGACGCGTGGGAAATGGCTCAGGGCAGAGCCTGTTGCGGCGCTTTATGCAGAGGGCCGTGTGGCACACGTGGGTCACCACGCGGATCTCGAGGCACAAATGCTCGCCTTCAGTGCCGATGGTCTGGCGAGCGGCCGCAGCCCCGATCGGCTCGATGCGCTCGTTTGGGCACTGACTGATCTCATCCTGGATGCACCACCGCGGGCCACGGTGCGCATGCTCTAACGGGCACGGCCTCAACAATCAGGTGAGAAATGACGGCAATCGAACGACAGCCCTCGCGGCTGGCGCGGATGGCGCGCGCCTTAGGCATAGGGCGGGCGCGCAATGACGAACAGAAGGCGGGCTCAAGCGCACCGCTGATTGCGGTGGAAGGGCTCGGGATGCCGGCATGGATGCCGCGTGATTATTCCGCTTTCGCCCGCGAAGGGATGATGAAAAATCCCATCGTGTATCGAAGCATTCGGATGATTTCGGAGGCTGCCGCCTCTGTTCCACTCCTGCTTTACGAAGGCGAGCATGAGATCGAGGAGCATCCGCTGCTTGATCTATTACGCCGTCCCGGTGCTGGCCGGACCACGGCCGACCTTCTGGAGGCGTGGTACGGTTACTTATTGGTCGCTGGGAACGCCTATATCGAGGCAGTTGGATCGAGTGACCGCATTTGGGAGCTGCATGTTCTGCGGCCGGACCGGATGCGCGTCATACCGGGCGCCAATGGCTGGCCCGAGGCGTACGAGTACGCCGTCGATGGCCGTCGGGTGATTCTCGGTGGCGAAATCATGCCCGGCGTGAACCGGATACTTCACGTCAAGTTATTCCACCCCGTGAACGACCATTACGGCCTGTCTCCGATAGAAGCAGCCGCGACGGCAATTGACCTGCACAATACGGCTAGCCGTTGGAACAAGGCTCTGCTCGACAACTCAGCTCGGCCATCGGGTGCGCTTGTCTATACCTCAGGCGGGCAGCTGACGGAGGAGCAGTTCAGGCGGCTCAAGGCGGAGCTTGAGACAAGCTTTCAAGGGGCGCGCAATGCCGGCCGGCCCATGCTCCTCGAGGGTGGGCTCGATTGGAAAGCGATGAGCCTCTCACCCCGCGATATGGATTTCATAGAAGCTCGTCATGCAGCTGCTCGCGAGATTGCTTTAGCGCTGGGCGTGCCGCCCATGCTGCTCGGCATTCCGGGCGACAATACTTATGCCAATTATCAGGAGGCAAATCGGAGCTTCTGGCGGCAGACGGTTCTGCCTCTCGTCAATCGTGCCGCCAAGTCGCTTGCGGCTTGGCTGGGGCCGGCCTGGGGAACCAGAGCGCTCGAGCTCAAGCCCGATCTCGACACCATTGAAGCTCTGTCGACGGAGCGCGAGGCGCTCTGGTCCCGTGTAGAGCGATCCTCTTTCCTGACACGCAACGAGAAGCGAGCCGCAGTGGGTTACGGACCTCTGCCTGGCGGAGACGAGGCGCCGTCCGCTTGAGGACGAAGTCTGACGAATAACTCTAAACCAAGACTGGATGGGTCGGATGGAGCCACTTGGTGCTCGGCCGCTGGAAGCGGTGCGAGAGGTGAAGCTCACCTCGCTGGGACTCAAGGATGTGAGCTTCAACGGTATTTTCGAAGGCTACGCGTGCCTGTTTCATCGCGAGGATTTGGGGCGCGATATCATCGTGCCCGGAGCATTTCGCGAGAGCCTCGCTAAACGCGGTGTTGCGGGTGTTCGCATGCTGTTTCAGCATGACCCCAATCAGCCGATCGGCACCTGGATCACTATTCACGAGGACGCACGCGGTCTGTTCGTACGTGGCCAGCTGGCGACAGAAGTGGCTAAAGCGCGCGAGGTCCTCTCATTGATGAGGTCCGGCGCCATCGATGGCCTATCGATCGGTTTCCGCACGGTCAAAGGACTGCGCAACCCTCGCACGGGTGTGCGGCGCCTCGAGAAAATCGACCTCTGGGAAATTTCAGTTGTCACCTTCCCGATGCAACCCGAAGCGCGGGTCGCATCTGTGAAATCCAATCCCTTCGCCGGCCGTGCGCCGACCGAGCGGGAATTTGAGCGCTGGCTCACGCAGGACGCTGGGTTCACGCGCTCAGAGGCTCGCGCTGTGCTGCGCGACGGCCTCAAGGGCCTCAGGCTCCTGCGGGATGCGGAGCGGGCCTCGTCCTGGGAAGAGCGCTTGCTGAGGCAGATCGCCGAGGCAGCGCAGCTCCTCAATCAATCTCAGTCCACGAAAGGATTTCGGCCGTCATGCTGAACAATGAAGGGCTAGAGGTGAAGTCCACATCCGCCGCCGATCTCAGCATCGCGTTCGAGGATTTCATGCGGGCCTTTGAGGCCTTCAAGGAGACCAACGATCAGCGCTTGTCGGAAATCGAGCGCTATATGAGCGCCGACGTCGTTACCGTTGACAAGCTGGCGCGCATCGACCGCGCTCTCGACGAGAACAAGCGAGTCATCGAGGAGCTCGTTCGCAAAGCGGCGCGACCGCAGCTTGGCTCGTCCGTGGCGCGTTTGTCCGGCGGTCTCGACCACAAGGCGGCCTTTGAAGGTTACATGCGCCGCGGAGAAACACATCGCCTCCGCGACTTCGAGGGCAAAGGCTTGTCGGTCGGCTCGGACACCGACGGCGGCTATCTCGTGCCAGAAGAAACCGAGCGCTCGATCAACAGGGCGCTGCGCAGCGTATCTCCAATTCGTGCGATTGCGGACGTTCGGCAAGTCTCCGGATCGGTTTACAAGAAACCGTTTGCTGTTTCCGGCCCGGCCACCGGCTGGGTCGGCGAAACGGATCCTCGGCCGGAGACCGATGGCCCGAAGCTGGCCGAGCTGGCATTCCCGACAGCCGAGCTCTATGCCATGCCCGCGGCCACGCAGTCGCTGCTCGATGACGCCGCGGTCGATATCGACCAGTGGATCGCAGAGGAGGTCAGGCTGACCTTTGCGGCCCAGGAGGGCACTGCCTTTGTCACCGGCGATGGCGTCAACAAGCCAATGGGCTTCCTCAGCTATTCGACGGTGGACAATGCGGCATGGACTTGGGGCAAGATCGGCACGATCTCTACAGGGGTATCGGGCGACTTCCCCGAATCAAATCCTGCCGACAAGCTGATCGACCTCATTTACTCCGTGAAGGGCGGCTATCGCGCCAACGGCACTTTCGTGATGAACCGTGCGACACAGTCTGCAATACGCAAACTGAAGGACGGTGATGGCACTTATCTCTGGCAGCCGTCGGCCAAGCCTGGTGAACCTGCAAGCCTGTTGGGCTTCCCGGTAATCGAATCTGAGGATATGCCGGACATCGCGCTGGACAGCCCAGCAATCGCGTTCGGCGATTTTCGCCGCGGTTACTTGATCGTGGATCGCGTTGGCATTCGCGTGCTGCGCGATCCTTATAGCTCCAAGCCCTACGTGCTGTTCTACACGACGAAGCGCGTCGGCGGCGGCGTACAGGACTTCGATGCCATCAAGCTGCTGAAGTTCAGCGCCTAGCAGACACTTCGGTCGCCTCGCGAGTGCGACTCAAGCCGCGCTCGCGAGATTTGCTCGCGTGGCC